TATGCAATGGCAATCAATGCAAATAAAACTTTATATCTCCACCGCTTCATCATGAATGCTCCAAATCACATGCAAGTTGATCACATTAAGACCAAAGAAACCCTAAACAACAAGAAATGCAACCTTCGGCTTGCGACTAACGCCCAAAACAGCCAAAACAAGTCCGGAGCTTATCGCAACAACAAATCAAGTGGCTTACGGGGAATTAGTTGGGATAAGAACAGGAATAAATGGCTAGTTAAATGTCAGGTTAATGGCCAATACAAGAATTTTGGCAGGTTTGAGTCGCTGAAAGAAGCCGAAGATGTCGCCAAAAATATGAGAAAACAATTGATGCCATATGCGACAGACATTAGCTGACGGGTAGAAGGGAGGGGAGAAGGAATGGAAATTAAGCCAGAAACAGCAAGGATGGTAAACCATGTTGATATCAGAGAGACATTGAAGGCAGAGAAATTAGCCGAGGGACCTTGTCCAAATTGTAAGGCCATACTGGATATTTGGCTGACGGGTAAAGGAGTGGAATTGTCCAGGATTGGCAGGGGATATGATGTCCAACCAGGATGTGCATGCGGTAGCAGTTCAAATGGTGGGGAAGATGGCGAGTAGGTCAATATCTAAATTCGAGTACTAAGCCAATCCCAAATTTCTGGTTTTAGGTAACCTTGGTAATCTCGTTTAACAGCTATTACCAATAGAAAATCATTTGCATCCATGTGCTTCCATACTTTTTCAGAAATTTGGTTTGCACTAAGTGTGGTGTCGACGAACCAGGTTGATTCAAGTGGCTTAGCCCAAGCACCTAAGGATTTAATTTCTTCATGAACCTCTTTATACCTCTGTCCAGGATTAATTAGATCATACGAAATCAAATAAACCAAATTGCACCTTCTTCCACGAGTCGGCCATCCTCCCCAATATGTGATTCGACGCTGGAAGAGGAAATGCCTTCCAAGAAAGGAGGAGATTATATTGGCAAAACGTGTATCCTGCTTAACCAGCCCAACAATGGTAGAAGTAATCATCATCCCGGATGCTGAGAGAGTGGCGGAAGCAACCAGAAGGGCAGCTCCCAGTTATCGCCGGGCACTATTAAAGAAGCTGAAGAGTCAAAAAGAAGCCGAAAAACCATCTGCCTAAGAGGCGGGAGAGTGATCCGGCCCGGGCCCTGAACCGGATCAGCGGAAGGGGGACAGTAGATAACTGCTATTACTAGATTAAGGGAAGGAGGGTGTAAAAAGAATGAAGACATGTTGCAAAAATATTTACAAATTATACAGGCAAGCTGCGCGAATCAACCAGGATGTGGCGGCCGAATCGTTAAACGTATCAACTCGGTCCCTCAGTGATTATGAAACGGACAATACTATCCCACCGGATGATGTAGTCTGCCGCATGGCAGAAATCTACGACGCCCCGATATTAGCTTACATGCATCTTAAGACGAATAACGAAGTTGGCCGACGTTACCTGCCGTAAATATCTGTAGACAGTCTAAGTGAAGCGGTTTTGAGGTTACAGATGAAAAAGCATTCTCTGGATACTATTGAACCCCAGATTGTGCAGATAGCGTGTGACGGCATTATAGATGAAAGCGAGATGCCGATATGGACTCGGGTGCGAAAAGAAATGGAGCAGATGGCCAGCGCCGTGATGTCCCTGTTGTTTATCCCGGAGAAAAAAAGAGCTCCACTAGCTAAAGTGGCGCCCGATAAAAATATGCAACCTCAGTATACCATACAGCAGGAGGAAGACGAATGCTTAAATATCTTGAACTAAAAGAAACGCTGTGCGGGTTGATATTGGGAGCCAGTTTTTGGATACTTATGACCGCTGTGATGGCGATATGCGGTAAATAGGGAGGATGAATAGATATGCCACAGATCAAAAGGTTGGAAATCAAGAATTGTTTGGGAATCACTGAACTAGAACTTAATGCCGGCAAGGTCAATATCATTTCCGGCGGCAATGAAAAAGGCAAAACCTCAGTTCTGGAAGTGATTGAAAAGGGCCTGCAGAATACCCAACGCCGGACCCGCTTCGTTAAGGATGGGGCCGAGGAAGCTACTCTATATATTGAAATGGACGATACCACTTCAATTTCCCGTAAGGAAAAGGCAGACGGCAAGGTTAGCTCCAAGATCACTCAATACGGAGCCAGCATCCCAAAGCCGGAAACTTATCTAAAGGGATTGATAGGAGAGGGCTTTGGTTTTAACCCGGTAGACTTCATGGCCAAGAAGGACAAGGAACAAACCGAGATCCTTTTATCATTAATGCCGATGCGAGTAAGTGAAGCAGATCTGTTGGAATGGTTCGGGGAAGTACCGCCGGTCAATCTGAATCAACATGCAATAGGCGTCTTGGAATACCTGGCCGAGAAATACTTTTACGATAAGAGGGCCATTGCCAACGGAGAGGTCAAAGAGGCTAACGCAGAAGCCCGGGCATTATTTGAGCAGTTACCCGATAACTACGATGCCAACCAATGGCGCGAGGTTAATATAGGCAGTCTATGGGCCAAGGTTCAGGAAACGCAGAAGATCAACAATCTTCGGGAACAGGCGCATAAAGTTGTGGATGGACTCAATAATGCGGCGGCCAACATTAGGAATCGCTTTGACCTAAAGATTAAGGAACAAGAGGAACTTTTGGAATTTAAGATCGATAAGGCCCAAAAGTCGGTGGAACAGGACAAGGATATTATCCGGGAAACAATAATCACTGTTGAGGGCGAAATATCCCAAATGGAGAACAAAATTAAACGGTTACAAGAGGATATTCAAGCCTGTAAAAGTCGCATCACCCTTTATGTGAACGACTTAAAGAACATCGACGAATCCACGTTGGCCACCAGGGTCCAATCCCTGAAAAACGAACAGGCTATTGAGTTGAAGAATATCCAGGCCAACCGGCAAGCGGAAATAGCCGTCGCCAACGACAAGGCCAATCAAGCACAAGCCTACCTGGACGGAAAACTGTCCGTTGAGATTGAACCCCTGGAAGCGGCAGCTAAGGAAGCGGAGGCCATGAAGGGTTACATCAACCTGTACGACAACATGCGTACCCTGCAAGACTCCCTGTCTACCAAGCAAGCCAGAGCGTCCCACCTGGACGATTGTGTGGAACTGGCCCGCAAGAAACCAGCCGACCTATTGAAGCAAATCGAAATGCCCATCAAGGGCTTAGGTATTAACGACCAAATGCAGATCACTATTGACGACCTACCGATAACAAACCTATCAACCAGCCGACAAATCAAATTGGCACTGGATATTGCCCGGGCAACCGCTGGCCCACTTCGTTTTATTTCAGTAGATCGATTTGAATCTCTGGACAAAGAGCAACAGGCCATATTTTTGAAAGAAATTGAGAAGGACAAGTTTCAGTATTTCATTTCAGTTGTGACCGACGGCGAATTACAGGTTGAATCGCAGGGGGTAGCATAAATGCGCCTGGAGCTTACCGGGCAAAGGTTCGGCAGACTGTTGGTCGTAGAGTCAGACGAAGTTGTTGATCCTGGTCGCAATCTAACCTGGCTATGCAAATGTGATTGCGGGAACACAACGGTCGTTAAGGGCAGTTTGCTGAAAAGAGGATCAACTCAAAGCTGCGGGTGCCTAAACAGGGAAAGGACAATAGCGGCAAGCCGCACTCACGGAATGAGTAAATCAAAAATTAGAGGCGTTTGGCACACGATGGTTCGCCGGTGTACCGATCCTAATGTAATTGGATATTCCAATTATGGAGGACGAGGCATAAAGGTATGTGATAAGTGGTTGAGCTTCGTTGGTTTCTATCAAGACATGGGGGATGCCTACCAAGAGGGACTTACTATTGAGCGCAAGGACAACGGTGGAGACTACTGCAAGGAAAATTGTAGATGGGCAACACAGAAGGAACAGGCCAACAATATGCGAAGCAATAAGCTTCTCATAGTCAGGGGAGAGCGGCTTACGTTGGCGCAGGCTTGCGAGAAATACAACCTTCCATACGAAAGGACAAAACAAAGATTGCATCATGGTTGGTCGGATGAAGATGCAATATTTATTCCCAAGAAAGGAGGCACGGGATGGACAACATTATTATCGCAGACACACGCGAAATAACTGAGGACCAGTGGTTGGAGATTCGCAAAAGCTATATCGGGGGATCTGATGCCAGCGCGATTCTAGGACTAAACCAATACAAGAGCTCATTCGGTATTTATGCGGAAAAGGTATTGGGCGTAAGTGAGGATCTATCGGATAACGTACACATCGACTTCGGCAACAAAATGGAGCCCATAATCCGCGAGTGGTTCCCGCCAGCCTTCCTAAAGGCGGAGGGCATACAAATAGAAGTGTCCGAGTATCCCTATATGATCCAGCACCCTACGATACCTTTCTTGTCAGCCAATATTGACGGCTTGATGGTTCATCCAGAACTAGGGCAAGGGCTAATAGAGATCAAGACAGCCGGCGAAAACCAATGGAGAGAATGGCAGGATGATGAGATTCCAGCACAATATTATTGCCAGATTGCCCACTATCTAGCCGTAACCGGCTTACCTTATGCCTATGTGGTTGCGTTAGTTGGGAAAAAACTATTGTGGAAGTACATTCCGAGAAACGACAGCTTCATAGAAATCATGGTCAACATGTTAAAAGACTTTTGGACCAATCACATAGTAGCCAAAGAAGCACCGTTGCCGGCGGGACTGGATGATGATGCCAGGACACTAAAATCCCTGTACGGTTCCGAGGTAAGTGGCAGGGCGGTAGAAATGCACCAGTACCAGGACGATTATGACCACTATAAGGAGCTGGATAAGGAGATCAAGTTCTTGGACCAAGAGAAGGAGGCTATCAAGCAAAAGTTTATGCAGGCCATGGGCGAAGCGGAGATAGCTTTCATTGGAAACAAAAAGATCACCTGGAAAACTACCGAGCGCAAAGGCTATACAGTACAACCGACTAGCTTCCGAGCTATGCGGATAAATTAAGGAGGATGACTTAGATGGCAGATAAAGACGGCAAAGCCTTAACTGACAAACTAGCAACCCAAGGCAAGGCCCCGGGAATGACGGTGGCCCAATTCTTTGAACAGCAGATACCGAATATATCCGCGGTCTTACCCAAGGGAACCATGGACCCGCAGCGCATGGCCAAGCTGGCCATTCAAATCTGGACCGGCAACCCCAAGCTGGCAGCCTGCGACAAGAATAGTTTTGTAGCTGCCCTGATCACCTGCGCCCAATTCGGATTAGAACCGAATACTCCCCTGGGACAAGCACATATTATACCTTACAACAACAAGGCTACGTTCCAGTTGGGCTACCAAGGACTACTCGCACTGGCTTATCGTACCGGGGAATACAAATCTATCTACGTCCGGGAAGTATATAAGGACGATGAATTTGAAGTCAAATACGGGATATTTGAGGACTTGGTTCACGTTCCGTCCGAGGACGGACCTACCGACGGAGAACTACCGACTCATATCTACGCAGTATACCACCTGAAAAACGGTGGCTATAACTTCGAGTGCTGGTCCTGGAATAAAATCATCAAGCACGGCAAGAAGTTCAGCAAGTCCTTTACCAAAAGCGATGGGGGATGGCAGACCAATCCAATTTCTATGGGTAAGAAAACGGTATTAATCGCCCTGCTAAAGTACGCACCAAAGAGTTTAGAGATTGCCCAAGCCATGGAGGTAGACGATACCGCACAGGTCGACCCCAACGCTAAGCGCGAGTATATGGAAGCCGATTATACGATGAACAACGAAGAAACCGTGGTAGTCAAAGAAGAACTCCCACCGGCCACGAAAGTTGCGGACGATAAGACCAAGTCTGACACCAGTGATTCGGCGTTGGCTTTTGAAGCAGCTATGGAGGGTAAATAGGTTTTAGCCAGTGGTGGTCCGATCAGCCCTAGCATGCCGGCTGTGACACCGAGTTTGATTCCGGTGGCTGGCTCCATTAAGTTTGAGAGAGGTGGACTAAGTGCAAGACGATGAGCTTACCCTGATGGAATCAGTCTGCAAGTCCTGTATAGACAGCTTGGGCGATAAGCTAGATCTGTTCATTGCCCGGATCAGGGAGCTGGAGGATGAGAGGATAGAGCATCACAAAAGCACAATGCGGAGAGGAGTGGAGGCTGAATGATGGCACGAAGTAACGCAAACATAATCCCAATTCACCGCCGAATGACCGAACGAGAGTTGATGAAGGTTGAAATTGAAGAAGCTACCTACGACCAGGCACACAGTTATGAGCAGGTGCAGGTTCACTTCACACCAGAGGAACTGAAGCGCGTGGCTATGCAACCAATATGGCAGGTGTTGCCCTGGTACAAGCGGCTGCTGGCGTGGCTGTTTGCGTAGGGCCTTAATCCTGGCCCTTCTGTTGCTGGCATTGACCCCGCAGTCGCTGGCGGTTGAGCCAATCTTGATTAAACAACCCGTTATTTCAAGCGAGGTCAGTAGGGGACAGCGGGTACTGATCATGCAGGCCACGGCCTATTGCTACACCGGGCATAAAACCAAGACCGGTACTTGGCCGAAAGAGGGCAGGACGGTAGCAGTTGATCCAAGCGTTATACCCCTGGGCAGTAGGTTGGTCATAGACGGAGTAGGCGGCTACATAGCGGAGGATACCGGGGGAGCGATCAAGGGCAGGATCATCGATCTGTATATGACGGATAGAACGGATTGTATCAAGCATGGGAGGCAAACTGTGGAAGTGAGGGTGGTGGAGTGAAAAAGAAAACCCCGCAAATACAACTCCAAGATCTAATTGATGACATTCGCCGGGAGTTTAAGCAGTGGCATTCCATATATAACAATGGTTGTAATGATCCATTCTACTCGGACGGCACTAACTTAAATCTAGTTCACAACCATATTTATTATGACAAGAACGAAATGTTAGCTATCTGTTCTGAATATAAAATCAATTTGCCAGAAGAATATTACCAGCCTACTCCCGAAGTGTCTAATGACTATTTTGCAAATCCAAAATCAGATAGGGCCAAACGGATCCAAAGGGATGATGGAGTCAGGTTATCAAATAATACAACCAAAGTTGCAATAAACGATAACCAGTTAGTTTTGTTTTAGGGGGGAATGGCAATGTGGCTATACATATGAAAGTCCCAGAAATGAAGAAAATCCTGATTAATGGCTTTAAAATTCGCGGAAGGGAAATTGAAACCGTGTGTAAAACCTGTGGTAAGCAGTTCCTCGTTGATACTGGGGTCGTTGCCCGGGGAATGATTAAACACGGCGCATGTACTTGCAGTTGTTGCGGGAAAAAGACGCTTATACCGGTTCATAAATGAAATCCATAAAGCAGTTAATCGACCTTATTGGACAACTCAGCTACCGGCATTCTGCCTGGGAAGTGTTCTCAGACTTTGTAGAGATGGCTGCCATTGCAGTGAGCAACAGTGTTGACTGGAACCAGAGGGAGGCCCGGGAGAAAAGATATCTGGAGGTTCTTGCCCGATACAATGCCAAGGAACAGGAAGTGTTCCCCAAGCTCTTAGCCAGCTTAATAGAAGCTCTGGAGGATGAACTCACCATGAATGGCCCAGGTGACTTGCTCGGTACAGTATTCCACGAGCTGGAGCTACACAACAAATGGAAAGGGCAGTTCTTCACCCCGGACGGTATCTGCGAAATGATGGGTGAAGTTGTGATCGGTGAGCAGGATCTGAATAGGCACATTAAAGACAAGGGCTTCATAACCTTGAGTGAGCCGGCTTGCGGATCCGGGGCTATGGTCCTGGGATTCTGCCGGGCAATGCAAAAACGGAAGTTAAATTGCTGCAGTCAGTTGGTGGTCACCGCGGTAGACGTAGATCTCAAATGTGTGGCAATGGCTTACCTGCAGTTCAGTTTATACGGGATCCCAGCAGTAGTCATACATGGAAACACGCTCCTGGTAGAGGAATGGTCCAGGTGGTACACCCCGGTATATATCATGGATGGTTGGAGCAGGAGACAAAGATGCGTAATTACCGAACGAGTGAAAGTAGCGCCAGAACCTATGGGACCCATGGAAATCATAGTGCCCATGGAACCTCATCTACAACAAGGTTTTTTATTTTAGGGATAGGGGACTTCATATGAGCGAGATTAAACAGATCTGCGGCACTTGTCGCTACTGGCAACAGGAGGAACGAGGACAGGTAGGGAGCATATCAACCCGGGTCAAAGACCCACTCTGTAAACAATTCAAAAAGATCAAGTATCCAGAGGATAAGCCTGAGTCCTGGTGCTGGAAGGTAGCAGATATATTTGACCTGGTTAACAGGCAGCGTGCGGGATTAATTGAGGGAGAATTTGAGTAGGAAGGTGAGATTGGATGGATTACATGATTAAGGGGTTTGCTATCGGTGAACGCTCATTAGAGGAGTTTGTCGAAGATATTGAACAATATAGCGATCCGGTAAAGAAATTTTTATGGGATGAAATATGTTGCGCTTTTGATTATCTTGATGCCACTTTGATGGATATTAAATCACCGATTGAACAAGCATTGTTTTTAGCATGGAGACAAAGCGGGCACATGTACCCACTAAAACATAGAGCGAAATTATCTAACCAATTGGAAACAGTAATATTTGAGCCGCAACATGCAGTAAAAATAGAGGCTAAAACTTACTATCTCGATTTCTTATTGGCCTTATTGTTGCCTAATGATAAATCTGTTCAGATAGCCATTGAATGTGATGGGCATGATTTCCACGAAAAAACCAAACAGCAAGCTAGGGCCGACAAACAGCGAGAAAGGGCATTAATAAAAGCGGGTTATACAGTTGTAAGATTTACCGGTAGTGAGATATATGCAGATCCTCATAAATGTGCTGATGAAATTTATGATGTTACTATTAATTTAATCAATCAATTTAAGTGAGAGGTGTATATTAATGGCTACATATCGCCAAATCCATGTAAAAATTTGGTCAAGTCCTGACTTTCAGGCATTATCGTCAAATGGTAAATTCGCTTTTATATATCTCTTTAGTAATAGTCACCGGAACGAGTCTGCGCTTTACCGCATAACTCCTAAAACAATTTCAAATGAGACCGATATCTCAGCCGACCAAGTAAGGTCTGCCTTGGATGAATTAGTGGCCAATGGACTCATTAAGTATGACCACGATCAATCTATAATTTGGATTATTAATGCTATCAAATACCAGAAAATGAGCCCCAATGAGATCAAGAGTATCCTTAAAGACCTTGATACTCTTGATCATCCATTTGCCGAGGAACTAATGGAATATTATAAAGACCTATTAAGTACCTCCGAAGGTCCTTCAAAGGATACGCAAAACACCTATGAAGAACCATCGGGTAAGGGTAAGGGTAAGGGTAAGGGTAAGGGTAAGGGTAAGGGTAATGATAAAGATAAGGGTAAGGGTAATATCTTATCTCTCGAAATTGAACAATTTCGTTCTCGATATTCTTCTGAACAGTTAAAAAATATTGATTTATATTTTGATATTCTGCGCACAACCAGAATAAGCGGAAACTTGGCAGTCAGTGTAACTGCCAAAATATACGAGGATATGCACAAATATGACCCCTTGATAGTCGATTATGCCTGCAGTACCGTGATAAACAAGCCTGACTTACATAGTAAAAAAGAGAATTATTTTGCGGGCATACTCAGAAATACAACCATCGACGATGCATTAAAAGGCGGACGAGCCAGCCCAAGCAAGACAGAAACCAAGGCTGATCTGATTGACAAATACTTGGGACTGGAGGCTTAACCGTGGATAAAAAGCAAACGGCCATGTTTTTGAAACAAGTTTGGGGACTATATTCAACTTTTGAGCCAGCTCCGGAGAGAGTACAGGCCTGGGCAAGGAATCTATCGGAAATTGAATATGACACGGCCATTAAGAGATTAGACAAATACGCTGCCTTTAATCAATACCCCCCAACCTTGGCCAACATACTCAACCCCGAAAGGATAGGGGAGAAGAAAAGGCCCCCCGATGAAGGGAGCTCGCCGGCAGCCATAATCAACGGCGGATACGCCCCGTTGTATTGTGTGAAGGATGATGAATGACCCAAACCAACTTAAAAGCGAGGCAGGCGCAGTTGATAATTTTGAAAGGTCGCCCAATAACCAAAAAGAACAGCCAGCAGATTTATCGTACGAAGGGCAGACCGCATATAGCCCAGAGTGATGCTTTTCAGAATTACGAAACTGATTGTCTTTGGCAGCTTAAGGGTTATCGCGGTCAGAGATTTGAGCCAGGCGCGAGATTAAATCTAAGTGCCCGGTATTGGATGCCGAATAGAAGCGGGTGGCCAGACTTGATAGGAGTCCTTCAGGCAACCTGCGACATTCTCGAAAAGGCCGGGGTTATATTCAACGACCGTGATATTACAACGTTTGATGGGTCGAGAATAGTTGGGGTAGACAAGCAGAATCCCCGCGTGGAAATTGAGATTATTGAGGAGGTCAGCCGATGATCCTGGTTACAATCACCGCCGCGACATTATTGCTAATGATAGCTATGGTATTGGGGGCAGTAAGGTGGTGGTTGAGGTGAAGGTCTGCAAGAGTCCGCACCGATACTGCCATAAACATGATGGACTATGCTGCAGTAGTTGCGATGAACAACGAACTTGCGATAAGGCTTGCGGGTTTCCTGGTATGTTTTGTTTTTTAGCAGTTAATGTGAAGGAGGAGGAGAAAAAATAATGACTAAATATCAAATCACAGTTACAAACACGGAGGACGGGACGATCGTCAAGGAGTATCCCAACGTAGATGCCTTTATCCTGGCGGTCAGCGACGGATTGGCAGGCGAGATGACCTGCGCCGGACCACCATTGTATCTAATCGAGTCCGGAGCCAACATCATCAATGCCGGGATTGAGGCCAACAAGCAGATGCTAAGGGGGTTTGAGGCGGAGCAGGTGAAGGCTCGAGCTAAGTTGCTCGCACGAGGGAAGGGCCCGCTGGGGTTGATTTAATGCGCAAAGACAACAACCGTGATTGCACCAATTGTCAGTACAATAAAGGGATTGATCCCAATAATAGACCTGATCTAATTGCAGGACCTTGTGGTCAACAGAACTGTTGGATGGATCTTGAAAAGAATGCGTAGGTGAACAAATCATGCTCGGATGGTTAATTATTATCGGGATAATAGTGTGGCTGGTCATTGGACCGGCGTACGGAGATGGTGGAATGTATTTTTGCAAGTATTGCAACCGCAAGGTGCGCCCGGTACACAAGAAAATGGGTTGCTTGGCCTATCTACTTTGTGCACCTCTTGCGATGATATTTAAGCATAACTCAAAGCAATGCTCCATTTGTGGCGGCAACCTTAGCCGCTTCACTCGATGATCGTTCGCATCTTCGACGGCAGTAACAAGGTGCTCCCGACCGTGTTCGGGGATGAGTTTGCCCCGGACGCAGCGCCACCCGACAAGTTCGTCGACAACACCGTCCGGGTGTTCAAGTTGGCTCCGGACGGAACCAAGGGGGAGTTTATCCGCACTGACCCTCCCTTCCCGGAAGGATACGTCGGTACATATATACACAACATTAAAAACAAGGAGGATGAAGGGATGCCAGCAAAAATACAAGCCCCAGAAAAGGCGGATTTAAAAAAGGATTTTGAACGCTTAAGTTGTAAAATCGATCAATTGGCCAAGGAATATGGAGTAAGTTGGTCGGTAGTAAGACGATGGCTGCAGGAAGCGGAATTGATTGAAAAGCCAGTTGTCAAAGCAGAACAATCACATAACGATCACATAGCGGAAACGCCCACCGCTGTATGTCCGGTTAAACCGCAAGAGGTTAGGCTTGAGAAATCTTGTCACATAGAAGGGCACGAAGTATTTGATAAATCTTTGGCGGATTTGACTATAGCTGATGTCTGTATGGCCGAGACGATCATGAGCGAGACAGAAAGCCCACACCCACGAGCAATTCCGCCGGTTACCGGTATTACTGTAAATGGGATCGAGCCTGAGAACTTTAAAGAAGCGATGAACGCGGCCTTTCTAAAAAAAGATGATCTACAAGCGGCCTTCGAGCGCCTCACACTTGATGACGAATTCACCGCTCTGAATGATGAGCCTATTCCGTTTTTCCCAAATCACAACTACATACCTGAGCACCACATAATTGCCGAAGAAATCGTCTGCCTGCTTGATCTTAAGCAGCAGGATTACGGCGTGGACAACATAAAGAAGTTCGGGAGTGCCGGCTGTCTAGTGCGGGCCAGTGATAAGATCGAAAGACTCATTAATCTTACTTGGCTACAAAAATCGATCGCCAATTTTGAGAGCGTCGAGGACACATGGATGGACATAATTGGCCATGGCATCCTTGGGCTGATGGAAGTGAGGTCGAGACGCTGATGATAAGAAGCAAGTATTGGAGGCCGCGGAGGTGAGCCGGCCGCGCGGGAAGCGCCCTGAATGGATGACACAGGTCGACCGAGATATGAGGATGCATGTTGTCTGGGGAACCATCATCGAACACCAGACAGAGATCATGAACGATTATCTACTCAACGGTTCCCGCATCACCCCTACATACGAACTGCAGGAGGGCTCGCCCGGTGGAGACAGCACCTGTCAGAACGAACGGATCGTAATGAACTTTTTAACTGCCAATGAAAAAATAATCAAGGGCACCCACTACCGGGCCCACATGGAAACCATCGTCCGCCAGGCGGCTCAGGGAGATGCCGACCGGGAAACCTTTATCCGTCGCTACTGGTGGGCCGGCGACAGCACCTTGGTTAAGATCCGGTCGCAGCTTGTACTCGATGCCCTCCCTTTCTTGGCCCATTCCACTTGGAGGACAGGTCGACCGGGGAGTCCTAACCGCACCTTTTATCGCTGGCAGAGCGAAATATATCAGACCTTGGGCGAACTGATGGGATACTGGGAACCCACTGCATCGGTCTACACAACTGATAGTGCAAGTCGTCTTCTGAGGTGCAATTAATTTTGTCATTAAAAACACTTTAAATGCGTGATACACTGGAAATGGAAAATTACATACACGAGCGCGGATTATCGGTAACAAATGAAACCTTTGGAGAAGGGGATGCGGCCCTCGTTTAAATTGGGCTTGCCTTACCAAAAGCCGGAGCTTGTATTATTCATCTTTCGTGGTAGAATTAGGAAAAACGAGAGGGGAAATAATATGTTAAAAATCAGAATGGATAATGGATCAGAATACATTGTTGACGAGACCCAAAAGAGCCTCGATAATAAGATCCATAATCAATTGGGAATATTGATAAACAGCTTTGTTGATTTAAAGGAAAGACTAAAAATTAATCCAAGTCATATTTCTTCAATAGAAGAAGTTGAAGAATAATTTAAACACACAATGCCGCCAGATATAGAGTGAGTTAAAACAAACTGATAAAGTAAGACAAAATAATCAGCCCCTATGGGGGCTTTTTATATTGGAAGCTTGTAAGGACTTTTAGATGTTGTATCAATTTGCCCGACAAGCCTATGTATGGCTATTTGCCGAAGATATTTAGGATCCACGATATTAGATCGATAAAATTGTTAGCTTTTTTAACTTTACTGTTAGCTTCCCTGCGACTGTCTCCGGATAGGAGACTAAAGTCGTATACGAGTCTGCCGTGGACCTTTTTTATTACGAATAATGTTATTGACCCGAGTACGACGGGGAACAATATTGGCCAGAAGATCTTAACAAGGTTAGGCATTAATATGTTTATAGTTTTCACGAATATTTCATGCCAATTGATCAAAGACATCGCTCCAAAACCTCCAGATAAAGCTACCTGTAATAAATAAATTATAACACCGCAAGAAAAAAACGGAATGTTGTAAAAAGGTGCAGGAAACCACTCCCTTTTGTAGAAGCATATAGGAGCAATAGGAGGGGGGTATTTCCTTGAGCATCATCGAAAAAATAGAAAAGGTACGTCAAGAACTGGCTCATTTAGGAATTGAGAAGGGTTTTCAGGATCCGCAAGTGATCAAAGCGAGTCAAATGCTTGATGAGTTAATTAATCAATATTATAAATCGCAATTAGAGGTCCAAGGGGCAAGTTAACATATACATATATCGATGAGTCTGGCAGTGAGCCGGGCTCTTTTTATTTTTATTTAAGGACACGTGGGCATTGTACCTAACGACAAGAGTGTACGCGCTGTTGCGCTGTCATTATGTGTGGCTGTTCAATTCACTAGCCGTCTACGTTCATGGGAATGCTAGGGGCGGGAAGCATAGTTAGGTAGATCATCTGTGATTGGAGTGGTTATCATGTTGGAACGATCGCGAATATACTGGCATTGGTGGCCACTATCAGTCTTATTATAATGGTTGCAAGTGGCGGCAAGCCATGATTGCACAATGAATTAAAGATTTTCAGGTGGAGGTGGTGTTATGTAAATGCCCAGGCATAAAAGCGACAATCGATTACTAGCATTTGAAAAATATGAACAGAGCGGTGGTTCGATCTCGTGCAAAGAGATTGCTGCAACTCTTGGTGTATCTGATAGCCAGATTAGAAACTGGAAGGCTAAAGATAAATGGGACAAACAAATACAGTTGCGCAATCAAACAAATACAGTTGCGCAATCAAATAAACCACAGCCATGGAAAGAGGGTAAACCCTGGGGTGCCCCCAAAGGAAGTGAAAATGCCCTAGGCAATAAAGGTGGCCATGGTGGCCCAAACGGAAACGACCATGCAGTAAAGCATGGTTTTTTTTCGCGTATCTTTCCGGATGATGAGGAGACTCGGGCTATCCTGGATGATATCCAAGTTAAGAGCTCGATTGAGATCCTTTGGGAGCAGATTGTAATCCAATACACTGCTATAGCCAGAGCGCAGAAGATCATGTTTGTCAAAGATCAGGAGGATATCACCGAGCACCTTAAAAAACGCAAGGTGATGTCGGATGTTAAGAATACTGGCGATAGAAGCGAAAAAGACTACCAAGCAATTGAAACCTACCACGAGGAAGAGTGGGAGCTGCAGTTTGCATGGGATAAGCAAGCCACTTTCCTGACCGCTCAATCAAGGGCTATTAAGACGTTGGAAGGGTTGATTGCCAGGTATGAGCAAATGTTGCATAAGGATTTAGATGTTGAGGAGCAGCAACTGAGGGTTGATAAGCTTAGGGCTGAAATTGCCAAAATTAAAGATCCGGAAGGAGATCCAGTCGAGGACGACGGTTTTATCGAAGCACTGCAAGCCGAAGCCATAAAAGACATATGGAACGGAGATGGGGATGAATGCTAAAGCCCGCACCGTTCAAGTTTAAGACCTTTTCCAGGAAACAAAAACAACTGCTTACATGGTGGATGCCAGGATCCCCACACTGTGACCGGGATATGATCATTGCATCAGGAGCCATAAGGTCAGGCAAAACGCTGCCCATGAGCCTGAGCTTTGTGATTTGGGCCATGACTACGTTTAACAATCAGAACTTCGGCATGTCCGGAAAGACGATTGGTGCACTACGCCGAAACGTCATAATCCTGCTGAAGGTCATACTTCGGAGCCGGGGCTACAAGGTTAACGATCGCCGCGGCGATATTCATTACCTGGAGATCATCAAGGGCAACGTGACAAATTACTTTTTTCTGTTCGGCGGCTACAACGAACAGAGCCAGGACCTTATTCAAGGCGTTACGCTGGCTGGGATGTACTTCGATGAGGTGGCCATCATGCCGGAGAGTTTCGTCAACCAGGCCGTTGGCCGTTGCTCGGTCGAAGGCGCCCGATTCTGGTTCAACTGCAACCCACAGGGACCTTTCCACTGGTTTAAGACCGGGTGGATCGATGACCTAGATGAGAAGAACGCACTCTACATTGAGTTTGGGCTCGATGACAACCTATCCTTAAGCGATAAGACCAAGGTCCGGTACCGACGACTGTTTTCCGGGGTGTTCTATCAGCGCTACATCTTGGGACTCTGGGTGCTGGCCGAGGGCATCATATACAGCATGTTTGACGATGACGAGAATATCTTTGACGAAGAGCCAGAGAACCTGCGCTACAAGGCGAGGCGTTACGCGGCCGTCGACTATGGTACCACCAACCCCATGGTCTTTTTGGAGATCTGGGATGATGACGATACGATCTATCAAACCCGGGAGTATTACTACAGCAGCAAGGACAAGGCCCACGAAGGACAGCAAAAGACGGACAGCCAGTACGCCGATGACTTCGAGGAGTTCTTCGGGCCGGCCACCGAGCCCGACGCACCCATTGAGGTGATCTTGGATCCAAGTGCTGCGAGCTTCAAAGCGGAGCTCCGCAACCGCGGGTACCGGGTCAAGGACGCCAACAACGATGTGGCTGACGGGATCCGGGTGTTTGCATCGGTCCTCGGACTGCGGATGTACAAGGTGCATCGGAGTTGCGTTAACACGATCAGGGAGTTTAAATCCTATGTCTGGGATGAGAAGGCCACGCTCCGCGGCGTTGAGCAACCACTAAAGCAGAACGATCATGCAATGGACGCCGGCAGATACTGGTGTTTGACCAAGATAAAGAACTGGAGACTCCAAAAAGCAGCGTAAGATTTGGCAAGGGCAGATAGGGAGACAGATAGAAAGGGATGATAGTATGATATTAAAGGTAAAAAACGGAAACAACTGGATTTTCCTAGACAACATTGATAGCGTAACAAAAATAATGAATGATGCCCTCGAATCAAGTGGCTTTATCAGTTACGGGCGCGCAGGCGAAGTGCTCACACTAGACGTCTCCGAGGGATGTTTCCTTTTGAATGACACCGGGAGAACAATTGAAAGAATAGTCTAACTGGCTTGCCCTTGCCAGTTAAAATTGTCACCATCCTTCGGCCCAACCCTCAGTACGAGGGGGTTGGGCTTTATAAATAAAAAAGCAGCGTAGAGAGGACGGTTAGCAAGTGAGCAGAAAAAATAAAAGGACTATGACGCTAGACAATGCCAGCACTGCTCGCCAATTGCAGGCTGTGCAAGGCAATAAGATGAGTGTCGGATTTGACAACGAAATACGCTTAACGCTTGACGCTTTCGCTAATCCCATGGCTCGACTGGGAGCAGGTACCCCCAACATGCTGGAGGCCACGGAGTATCCGCTTACCCGGCTGACTAAAAACTATACGCTCATGAACTCGCTGTATCGCAGCCACTGGCTGGTGCGGCGCATCATCGATATCATTCCCGAGGACATGGTGAAGAACTGGTATTCATTAGAGAGCCAGCTCGAGCCAGGCGCGCTCGACCGCATATCCAAGCTGGAGCGTAAAAAGCAAGTCAAGGCCAAGATATTAGAAGCTTTGAAGTGGGGCGGACTGTACGGCGGCGCTGCGGCTATTATGATGATCAAGGGGCATGAGGATTACCTCGACCAGCCGCTTGACCTAGACACCGTGTTCCCAGGCTCATTCATGGGATTGATGATATTAGACCGCTGGTCGGGCATCTCCCCGGGCCCTGGAGTTGTAGACGACATCAACGATCCGGACTTCGGACTGCCGGAGACCTACCAAGTAACCAACAACGCCTCTCGGCAGACGTTCGACGTGCATCACTCCCGGGTGCTGCGCTTTATTGGCCGTGACCTTCCCTTCTGGGAGAAACAAGCCGAGGTCGGCTGGGGCGCATCCGAGATAGAACATGTGTTTGACGAAATAAAGAAAAGAGACAACACGAGCTGGAACATGGCGCAGCTTGTTTTTCTGGCCAATCTCAGAGTATTAAAGATGGATGGTTTAGAGGAGATATTAAGCAGCACGAGCGCCGTGCAACAGCAGCGTTTATATAATACGGTTCAGAACCAGAACTGGCTAATGAACAACATGGGACTTCAGGTTATGGGCAAGGACGACGATTTTGACACCAAGTCTTACGCCTTCAGTGGATTAAGCGAAGTATATGAGTGCTTTATGGCCGATGTTTCCGGCGCGGCCGAGATCCCGATAACGAAACTCTTTGGCCGGAGCCCGGGTGGACTCAATGCTACCGGCGAGGGCGACCTGCAGAATTATTATGACAGTATTGGTGCCAAGCAGGAATCCAAACTGCGGCCGGTATTTGATAAGTTGTTGCCAATCATGTTTATGTCCGAGCTGGGCGCGGTCCCGGATGATTTTAAATTCAACTTCAACCCAATGGAGGAGCTCAATGACTCCGAGAAGGCCGATCTAAGCAGTAAAATGACCACAACCGTCCTGGCGGCGTTCAATGCCGGCATAATCTCGCCACAGACGACGCTCAAGGAATTACAGCAAATGTCCGGCACGACCGGCGTGTGGACCAACATCACCGACGAAGATGTAGCCAAGGCCGATGCCGAGGTCCAGCCGCAGGGCATGGTAGGTATGATGCCGCCCGGCATGGGCGGGGATAATCCTTTTGGGGACGGCAATCCTCCGGGAACACCAAAGCTGCCAGCGGGCAATGAAAGCGGTCCTCCTTCTTTACCTCCTGGTACCCCGGCCGGGGCTTCTTCTTCTCCGGTCGGAGGACAGGAGGATTCAACAAACCCTTTGTTGGCATTAGATAATGCACTTGATCTTTTATCTAATGCCTTAATCAACAAAATGGGACTATCGGCAACCATGGCAACCACGGATGCTCAACCAGCATCGAGCGGTAATCATTGGGTGACAATCAAACGTGATGAGGATTCCGAGAATGTGCGGAGAATATTACTTGATGCTCAAGGGAATATAATCGGGGGAGATGTGCCGAAAACAGCACAAGGAAAGCCGATAGGAGCAACTTCGACATGGACGTCGATAACTAAGCCAAATGCCCCTGGGACTGGTGCTGAATCTAAACCCGCAACTGAACCCAAGAGCGAACCCAAACCAACACCTGAGCCGATACCCGAACCGGAGAAACCCGTAATAGCTGATGCGCCAATATATAAAACCACCAAAGAAGCTCAGGCGTGGGCGCACGACAACTTAGGAATAGAATCCACTGACTATACCAATATCCATGTAACCGCCGCCAATGCAATAAATAAAGCGGTTCACAACTTCAAACAAAGATTTACGCAGGTGCAGGGTACCAAGTGGCTATCTACCAGTCAGCAATTATTTAGAGCAAAGTACGAAGATGACCTTGTAAAACGAACTGACCGTCTAGTGCAGATGGGCTATGATGAGGAAAAGGCCGCAAAATACGCGGCGTCGGCGGTAAAGAAAAAGAAGGTACCCGGTCGAGCTTATGCCTTCAGTACTGGTCCGGGATGGGGAAAATATGAGGGGATAGCTCTATCAGAGAAATTTGTTAAGACGGCCAAGGCTTACGAGGAGATGCGCACGCAGATAAGCCGGGACATCGCAAGCGGCTTTCATCCGGTAGGAACTGAGGATCCTTCTAGCGTAGTTACTCACGAGATGGGGCATCAGCTCAAAAACCTATTAGATGCACATCATAAAAATACGTTTATTGAGCAAGCTTATTCTCAGTTTAAGCAAGAGGCTGGAGACAGAATGAGGGAAACCGGAGATCCAGGTGCAAAGGTTTATGGAGACTTATTAAGCAGATATGGCGCCACAAATCGCGATGAATTCTTTGCGGAAGCCATTATGGAATATCTGCATAACCCTAATCCACGCAAATACGCTATGATGATAGGACAGGGAGCAGAAAAGGCTCTGAAGGAATTATAGGAGGGGACCAGAGATGATAGGACCGATGCCTGAGTTTATGAACAGTCCGTTTTTTGTTGAGGAGCCGGATAACTGGCATCTCAAACCTGGAGCTCCGGAGGAAGTCGTAAAAGAGTTTGAAGAGTTTATGAAGGCCTTGAATGGAGAAATTGACGAGGAATAACAGAAGGTGATAAGCGAGCACTTGTTTTTTAACAAGTGCTTTTTTGTTGCCATTCTCTAGGGGATGATTCCTGATGTGGCGGCCTAAAAAAATAATTGAAGCTCGATATTTAAAATCGCTGGACCCAATAATTTCCCTTCTCCGCAAGGCTATAGCTAATGAAACTGATCCGTTCACAATTGCGCGAATCATTCGGAATGGTCTAAATGATGCTGACCTCATGCGCTATGCCGTGGAGGCGGCGCGGAGGATGGTGACGCATTTGTTCACCACCTCCAAACAGAGTTGGAGGGAGGCCGCCAGCGAGGCCGGGAGAGGGAATGTTATATATAAGGCACTGCGAGCCGAGCTGAATAGTCCGATGATCAGCGGCGAGTTTTATCATCAGATCCAGCGTAATGCGGCCGTCATTAAAACACTGCCGGCTGACTTGGCTGATCAGGTTACAAGATACATCGCCGATGAGACCGTCAAAGGCCGCAGGGCAGCGGATATCGCCAAGGAGATACAAGAGACCTTCCCACAGCACAGCAAGGTCAGAGCGTCGCTGATAGCACGCACGGAGGTCAGCAAAACCAACACCGCGATCACGCAGGTGCGGGCTCAGAACATGGGGGTGAATTGGTATGAGTGGCAGACCAGCGAAGACGGCCGAGTGAGACTGAGCCACAAGAAGATGGACAAGGTGTTGATTAACTGGAACGATCCACCCGCGCCGGAAGTCCTGGCTGGGGAGAAGTCGGAAGGAAAATACAATGCTGGGGAAATTTACAACTGTCGCTGTTTTGGGGCTCCGATTGTGAATCTTGATCTTATATCCTGGCCGCATAAAGTATATTGCCAAGGGTCAATCAGAATGATGTCCCGAGCACAATTTAGTAAATTGTAAAGGAGGATAAAAATTTGCCAAATCCAACCATACAACAACTGCCCCCCGGGACCGGACGCCTATTAAAAGAGGATGGGACAATAGTAAACATAGCTAATCTTATTGAGACGCTGAGCGCAAAAGATTTTACATCATCTTTAGACTCCGGTACAGCCACAAGCGGAACCACAGTTACATTAGTTGATACTACTAAGTCCTGGGCAACCAATATACTGGCAGGGGCAATCTTGGCCTATACTCATGCTGGAGTTAAATATGCCGTGACTGTAGTTTCTAATACCGCAACAACTATTACTTGGACGGGAGCAGCGGCTTTTGCACCGGGCGCAGGAGATGCCTATGTGATAAGTGCAGGGGCTAGTAGTAGTGGTGGAAGCGGTGGGACGGTAGCCATAAGTCAAACAACCCCTGGAACTACCAATGGGGTACAAGTTAATGCTGCTCTACCCGCTGGAACTAATAATATTGGTGGTGTGGATATTGCAAGTGCTATTCCCGCTGGAACAAATCTAATGGGCAAAGTGGGTATAGACCAAGCAACCGCTAATGCCAATGAGGTAGTTACAAAGACTGGATCAGTTGTAGCCGCGACACTCGCCGCAGAAATCACCAAAGTTATCGGCACGGTAAACGACAAGGTGGCCGATGGTGATAGTGTAACGCTTGGTGCTAAAGCCGATGCCGCAGCTACCGTAGCCGACACCACTCCATTTAGTGTAATTGCCCTGCTAAAGGCATATGGAATAAACTGGCGGGTACTCTCACTGTTTCGGTATCTGGAAGTAATACGATACAAACTCCCTGCTCCGCGAGCATAACTCTAGGTACAGGCGCGGCGCATTCCGCAGGGGACGTAGTATCAACTGATGCCGGGGCAATATTGCAATTTAATACCGGACTAGCCGCCGGAAAAAGTGGTTTAATCCTGGCATCACTCTGTACCCTTAATCAAAACGCCGTATTCGCAGGAGGAGCGGGATATACCCTATATCTGTTCACCAGTTCTCCTACAGCACAAGCAACAAACGCCCCGTATGACCTTGCAACGGCAGACCTCGCTTGTGGCCCGATTGGTAAAATCGTTATTGATACCCTGACGCTTAAAGTTACGAACTGTTCAATAGCAAACTATGGGCATAATGTACCGTTTACACTTGCAGCGGCTGACACTAAACTATACGGTAAATTGGTCTGTAACGGCTCGGAAACTACCATCTCAGGTAAAGTTATCAATACTATCCTAACCATCATAGCCGCTTAAAGGGGGTGTTGATATGACTCCAATTATAAATATCCTTTTAAATGCGCCTAAGATCGATACGAAAATATATGGCGTAAGCTGGAATAAATCATCTAACCCTGTTTTAACTCGGACTGATGCCTCCGTGGAATTAGTTGCCAACGCAGGTGTAGATAGCACTCCGGTAGGTAATGCGTTTGACAATATACCGATATTTAGGGATATCGTTAAAGTGGCGGATACCTTAGGCAATGTGTTTGTGCGTATTCCCAAATTTTATATCAATAAAACCGATGGAGTGGACTACAAGACCTGGCAAGTTTCGAAGAAACAATATCCGGGATTCTATCTTCCCTGGTGCTTTTGGGATTTTACCAATAGCAGAGAGCTGCCATATATTGATGTGGGTAAATACACTGCGTCAAAAGCATCAACTAAATTACAATCTGTATCAGGGGTGGCTCCGCTAGTAAGTGCTACTATTGCAAATTTCCGCACCTACGCACAGAACAATAATACTGGTGGATTACTTGGTTATCAGCAGTTAGATATCCACGTTGTTGATGTTCTGCAAACCCTTTTCTATATCGAGTTTGCCACATTGAATTCTCAATCAATAATGATGGGTAACGTAAGTACATCGGCAGCTATACAAAACGGACAAACAGACAATGTCGTAGCATCAAGCGGAAGCTATAGTAGCAATTCTAGTGGACTATATTCTTTCAAATACAGAGGCATAGAAAATCTTTGGGGGAACATCTGGCAGAACGTGGATGGATTAAACATTAACGGGACCCAGGGATGGGTGTGTTTAGATGCTGCCTCATACGCCAGTAATGTGTTTGCAAGTCCGTATGTGCAACTAGGTTATTTTAATGGTTCTTCTACTGGCAATATAAAAGCCGCAGGATGGGACACTAATTATCCGTTTGCAAGTTTGCCCCTTGATGCGACAGGGAGCACCTCCACTTATTATTGTGATGCTTATTATCTAGCCACGGGAAACTTAATTGCTCTCTTTGGCGGTAGTTGGGTTGCGGGGTTGAGTGGAGGTTTGTCCGAGTGGCATATGGGTCTTGCCTCCTCAAATTCGGGCGTGTATTTCGGAGGACGACTAGTAAGAAAAGCACTATAGGAGGTATATCATGTTAAAAACCTGCTCAAAATGTTAAACTGCTTGATATTGTTTGGGTATGCCAAGTATGCCATGCCCAACTAGACTTACAAAGGAGGGCAATGTAATGGACAAACCAATGGTGTATTCTCCAATACCAGTGTTTGACCAAATGACCCAATATGTATCCCAAATGACTCCGATAGATATGGGCGAATATATTTTTGTGGGTATCGAAGTCAGAACTGCCTCGGCAGTATTCGACGAAAGCCTGGAAAACCTACTACTGTCTGAGATGGAAGTATAGGTTATGACAAGAGATGAATTTTTAGCGCAGATGCTGGAAAAAGGCAAGGTAACTCAAGTACAAATTGATAAGATTAAAGCCAAAGATGCGGCCAAAGCACTGTATAAAAAAGACAAGGCGAAAATGACCAAAGCGGATATGCAGGCGATACTAGAAACGCTGGTTAATTAGCACTATCGGAACCGCGAATGCAGGACAAGTGAGAGGTAACGACCTCTCTTTTTTAATACCAAAATCAAGCTAGGTATCAATGCCCTCGGGCACAAAATACAAAATTAATTAAAGGAGGTCAAGAATAGTGCCAATACTCAACGAAAACACACAAATCGTCAATGCACTGGGATTTCCCATCGCGAACCTATCAGCTATTGTGGCGGCTGCAGGCCCAGGAACCGCTGGGACATTGACCAGTGCAGCAAGCCCGGCAACCACGCTGTCCGGCATAACCGGACCGAACTTCTACCTACAGTTAGACGGTGATCCCACCCCCCGGCTGATAACGCTGACCAATACGGATGCGACTGGTGCAAACATTGCCGCAGAAATCCAATCGGTGGCCCGCGCTTTGTCTGGAGTCCCGGCCAGCTATGCAGCCATGACCTGTACGTTTACCAACTCAAAGTATGTTATCACTTCCGGCGCCGTAGGCGGGGCATCCGCCGTATTGGTAACTGCTGGGCCAACCGCTGCAGGGGTTACAACCGACATCGCTTTGACAACACTCAAACTGCTCACTGGTGCAGTTGTCGTAGCGGGAACCAATGTTGGAATATTGGCAACCCCATATACTGCAATTGAGACCACTCGCGCAAAGTTGTGGGTAACTTCTGACACCGCAGGGACTCTGTATCTTATTAAGGACGGAGTCGCAGTTAAGCTTAATGCTGGTGCTGTGGTGACAGTAGCGGTTCCGGTAAAGGATTCCGATATGATTTTGATAGCTGGCTCAGTCTATGACCTGGCGTTCTCCGCCGCCGGAGCCAAGCTCCAGATTAGCTGGATGGGAGGAATGTAGCAGATAGTGAGGTGACTTAGGGATGGCAAAGGCATACTACGGAGACCGGATAAGTGAGAATATGACAGAGACTCCCGAGGGATACCTCATCTGTCATAACGTCCCCATCGGCAGAACAGGTTGGCAGGAATATCTGGGGCAAGAGATCGGGCAGAATGATCTATACGATCACAAGGTCCAAGTCTATCGTTCCCCGGAAGAGGTTTTTCACCCCGCGGCTATAGCGAGCTTCGAGGGCAAGAGCACCACCGACGAGCACCCATCCGACTGGGTCAGGCCCGACAATTACTCCTCCTTGGAGAAGGGGCATGTCACCAACGTTCGGAAGGGCTCGGGCGAGGATGCCGATTCCCTGTTAGCAGACTTGATCATCAAGGATCCCAAATTGATCTCTGATGTAAAGCATGATATAAAGCGGGAAGTTTCCTGCGGCTACAACGCTATTTACACACCAATTCCAGGCGAGGACGCCAAGTTTGCACAGACCCAGATTCGAGGCAACCATGTAGCTGTTGTAGGCAATGGCCGAGCCGGTCACGATGTGGCCATTAAGGACTCGGCCGACAAATTAATGGAAAGGGGCAAAAGAATGAACATAGTAGACGTAGTAAAAGCAAAAATGCTGGGCTCGTTTGTCAAAGACGGCGCAACTCCCGAAGAGCTGCTCGAAGCCGCCAAGTTGACCAATGGTTCTCAGCCGGCGGACGACGGGTTGGACGGGTTGTCCACACCTCCCACAATGAAACCCATGGTAGCTCCTGCGATTAAAGATGAGGAGGGAGTTGATCCAGCGATCTCAGCCCTCACCGCCAAAATTGATGCGCTGACCGCTGTAGTAAGCCAACTGGTGCAGGGCGAGCAGAGTGAGCAGGGTGAGAAGGCTCCTCAGGGACTAGATGCACTAGAGAAGGAACTGGGCGGCAACGGTGGAGACAATGGTGAGGCTGCCGTAACCCTTTCACCCGAGCAGATTACCGACTGCGATCCTGGTCCTGGTCCAGTAGCTCCCAATGATCTCTTACCTGAGAATCCCATTCCGGGCGCCGATCGTGCGACCATGCTGAATGCGGTACGGACCATGAAAACCGTTATCGCAAAGATTCCTGATGCCAAAACCCGTCAGCAAGTGTCTGATAGCCTGGCCCAAAGCTTCAGGACCCAGATGGCAAACAAGGCGCCCTCTCAGTTCGGTGGCTATGCCGGCATCCAGAAGGCGCAGGTCGCTAATGCTCGCAAAGCTACTCAGGACGCTGCAGTTAAAGTCGATCCCGAACAGGACGGCAAGAACTGGGCAGCGAAACACAATCCCCATTACAAAAAGGAGGTAAAATAAATGCCTGGACAATCTATAGGTACAAGCCTACTGAATGGCTACCCCGGATCCTTCGCTCGCAACTCTGACTGCATTATAGCAGGTAAGATTGCGACGGCCGACATTGCCTTTGGTTCCCCGGTTGTTATCGGCGCGACCAATAAGGTTACTAAATTTGGGGCGGCCGACACTTTGGCCAACTTCCTCGGCATAGCCGTAAGAGAAGTGAAACAGTCCCCCGATTATGTGCCTGCAACCGGCAAGTATAAGGTTGGGGAAGTCGCCGACATCCTTGAAAGAGGTTCTATCTCCGTAATTTGCGTAGAAGGCACGCCCACTCCACTGGCTGGTGTATGGGTTTGCACATCCGCAGGCACCAACACTGTTATTGGTGATTTAGTTGCCACCGCGACGCCTGCCGGTTCTCCGTCGGTCGTAGCACTGACCAATTGTCGCTGGGGTTCTGACAGTATTGATTCGAACAACGTTGCTGAATTGGCTATTGTTAGCCGGAATAACGCATAAGGAGGCGAGTACTTAATGTTTGGAACATCAACTTATCCTGTACAAGACGTCAAAACCATTGACGCAATGGTTCAAGCGGGAGACGCTCGCTTCGCCATGATGACCACCGACGCTGCGACTGCAGGAGGCATGGCCTTCCTGATCGGCGAGCTTGAGAAACGTGATCCCAAAATCCGTGAACCGCTAACCTCAGTAACTTGGGCTCGTGATATCGTGGCCAAGACCGGTGGCGGATGGGTAGAATTCACCAGCACATATAATGTGTCCTATGCTGTTCCTGGTGGCAGCCAGAGCGGACTGATTAATGGCGAAACGAATGCCATCCCCATCATGCAGGCGGACATCGGTAAAGACATCTATAAGGTGTTCACATGGGCCAACATCCTTAAGATTCCCTTTGTGGATCAGGCCAAGTTGCAGGCTATTGGGCGCTCCTTGGATGATATTTTAGACAAGGGCATTCGTCTCAACTACAACAAAGCCATAGACCAGAACGTGTATCAGGGCTTCGCAACTGCGGGTACCACCGGAATTGTCAATGATACAGGCGTTACCCATGCTGCCGCGGCCAATGGTGCTGCTGGGCATCCGGCCTGGACCACCAAAACTCCGGATGAAATCCTGTACGATATCAACGCAGTTATGACAGCTGCATGGGCGGCATCCGAGTATGATCTGTCCGGTATGCCTAACCATATCCTGATTCCGCCTGCACAGTATGCAATGCTGGTAGGAACCAAGATCAGCACTGCGGGTAACACGAGTATCCTGCAGTTCCTGCTCGACAACAACATCGGGCGCAACCAAGGGATAGATTTGGTTATTGCTCCTTCCCGGTGGTGCATAGGCGCTGGTGCTGGCAATCCTGCAACCGACCGCATGGTAGCTTACGTTAATGATGAAGACAAGCTCTACTTTGATCTGACCGTGGCCTTGTCCAGAATCATGACTCAGCCCAGCGTCGAGAACATGGCCTATCTGACTGCATATGCGGCACAGATCGGAGTCCCGAAGTTCCTGTACTACCAGTGCGTTCGCTACGTTGACGGAATATAAGTAAAGGGAAAGTAGAAAGTGGAGGGGAAGATTTATGATCAGACTATTTACTAAGAAGGTGTTTGAGTTCAGTCGCCACGGAGTAGATAACGGGAAGTTGGTAAAGATCGAATCGGTCACCACTCCCGTTCTCGGTTTCGTGAATGTGCCGGATTGGGCAGCGCAGGACAACATGTACAAGTGGGGCGTCCAGGATGGTAGCATCAGTGTTATCGGAAGTCTAGAGCAGGAACTCAAAATCGAGCATAACATCGGCGATCCTTCTGAGGACGTCGAAGTTGTGGGAAACAAGGCGGCAGAGAAACCCGTCACCGGTAACAAACACAGCCAACAGGGGAGTAAAAAATAGGAGGCATGATCTATGCCTTTTCCAGAAAATATTATAGCCAATAACTACCCGACCAACCAGACAGACATCAACGAGCTAGGGATAGTGGCAAATGCCTCCAATATTAGGAGGGACACCAATCCAGCCTACACATTGAAGGACAACTTTTATCCGGCATATCCGCAGTTCTTAAACCAAGCGGCGGTGTCTGCAGCGGTGGGCCCCCCGTTAGTCATCGCGGTTCCCGCAGTCATTGGGCCGGTTCCCGATGCGATGTTGACGCTTTATCTAACACTGGCTAATTCTGCAGTAGGGTATGGCCGATGGATTGAGTATTGGGAGCTTGCCATGGGCTTGTTCATCGCGCACTGGGCATCGTTATGGTTACAGGGAACAGGTGCACCAGGAAGTCCGGCGGCGAAAGTTTTAGAGATCAGTCACGCCAAAGGGCTGCGAACCAGCGAGTCAGTGGACAGTCTCTCGGCCGGATATGACTTCAGTTCTGTTGTTCAAGACTTAAATGGCTGGGCCGCATGGAAGTTAACTACTTATGGTGTACAATTTGCCACCATCGGGCGCCTTTTGGGAAAAGGTGGGATGGGGGTGTATTGATGGCACACGGACCACGGATTGCCGTATTAGAGTGGGCTGACAAAACCATCAACCTCTACGATCGTATTAGTAAATTGGCTGACTTGGAAGTCTTGGTGGGGGTACCGGAAGAGAAGAGTGAGCGCAAGGCTGGCAACATCAATAATGCGCAGATTGCTTTCGTTCAATCCCACGGGTCCCCCATGCAGGGCATCCCTGCGCGTCCGTTTATTGAGCCTGCGATCGAGGATTCCGAGAACAAGGCGGCCATTAATTCCCCATTAGAACGAGCAGCTAGTCTTGCCTTGGACGGAGACCTACAAGGCACCCGGCAAGCGTTAAAAGAGGCTGGAGTGATCGCCAGGAACGCAGTACAGGGCTGGTTTGTCAATCCCAAGAATGGCTGGCCCCCGCTATCACCAAGCACCATTGAGGCGCGTGCTCGTAAGAAATTCAAGATATCCAAGTATAAACTCGCAAAGACTAAGGCCAAGTATCGGGGGTTGCTGGCGCAATACATCGAAACAGGAATATTCAATCCCCTGATTGATACCGGGCAACTTCGCGGATCCATCAATTATGTAGTAAGAAACAAGGGGGATTGATTTTAGTGCTGAACATGGGATACCTGCTACAGAGTTCGACCTTTAATCAATCCTATATTCTCCATCGCAAGCAGGGCGCTTGGGTTATGGGCCGATTTGTAGAAACCGATCCTATCCCGCCGATAATTATTAGTGGGGTAGTCGTACCGGCCAGTGCCAAAGAGATCATGCAATTTCCCGAGGGCGACAGGTCAACGGCCATGATGTGCTTTTACGCCGACCAGCCGATATATGTTACTCGCGGCGATCCAAAAGGTGGGACCTCGGACGAAATTGAGTGGCACGGCGATAGATACAAGATTCTAAATGTCAACGAGTACGGAGATTTCGGGTACTACAAAGCATATGGCGTTTATATGGAGAGTGATTAGATGGCTGATACAATCTTAACATTAGAGCAACTCGAGAACTTTTTTCAGCTCTTGACGTGTTCTGCACTTGGGATTCCTCTTTGGGACAATACTGACCCAGAAAATCCAATACCTATTAATCAGGACAGGATTCGGTTAGCATGGCCCGAGGACGGTGCTCCGGGATGGCCGATTACAGCGAATGTGGGCTTTATCCGAGTAACCAACGTTGACGATGAATTTACCAAGCTCCGGAACGCGGAGCAAGTGGCCGGAAACCAAGCGACAGCCTATTACACCAACCACCTAGTCTCATGGGTTTTCTATGGGCCAAGCTCATACGATGATGCGGAGACGTTAAGAAATAGCTTGTATTCGCAAGGCATGATCAGTCTGATGACTGCGCAGAATTTAGCGATGATTCCGGAGTTTGAAGCCATCATGCGAGCACCAGAGTTGTTCAATGGACAGTGGTTCCCTCGCGTTGACTGGCAGGCTAAATTCCAAGAACGAATAATCCGAGAAGATACCATTCCAACATTACTAAGCGCCGATATTAAAATCTATGATGAACAAGGAGAGGTGAAAGAAATTGACTGTAACATTACCCCTTAGCGATATTGTTAATGTAGTTGTAGAAGTGTCGCCATCAGGCGCAGTAGGGTCCGGGTTCAATTTAGGTCTTATTATCGGCGTTTCAGGCCGAATCACCACAGACCGAGTTGTGGTATTTACGGGACTGGCCGACATGTTAAGCTATGGCTTCCAGGTCAGCGATCCTGAATATGCCGCGGCCACGTTGTATTTTAGTGCCAGTCAAAAACCCGACAAAGTAGCCATTGGTTTCTGGAACAGCGGGAGTGAATCTCTAACGGCCGCACTGACTGCTTGCCGCAGTAAAAACACAGACTGGTATGGCATGATGTTGTGCGAAGCGACTAGCTACAACGTCCGGGACATCGCAGCATTTGTAGAGGCTGCTGCTCCGGCTTGTGCGCAGTTCTACACCACGGCTGATACCGACAATCTTAACAGCAGCGATCCGGTGGCCGCAGGATTTGAGACGGGCGCCTCCGCACCTAGCACGGATATTCATCTGGCGACCACTCCGACCTTTAAGATTTCGGTCGATTCTGATGTCTCCGGAGCCCCAACTTATCAAAGTATTACACTGACTCCAACTGGCTTAACAACAGGATTATTGATAGCCGCTGCGATGCAGGCAGCAATTCGCGCCGTTGGTGGAATCTATGCCAACGTGGGCGTGGCTTTTATTGGTGGTGTATATGTAATCACTTCCGGCACCAAAGGCAATACCAGCAAGGTCCGGGTTGCAAACGGTGCAGCTAATGACGTGGCGGCAACACTCAAGATTGGTGCAGCGAATGCCGCCGTAGATACGGCAGGGACTGGCAGTCTAGGGGCATACCTTGAGGGTGCAAGCTTCCACCGTAGTTTAGGGCAACACAGTACCGGGCAGGATTCTGTAGCCTCCATAATGGGCTATGCCATGGGCGCCAATACCGGGCTTCTTAACTCTGCGTACACTTTGGCCTATAAGAGCGAGCCAGGGGTTACTCCGGAAGTTCTGACCGAAGCCCAGTGCACTATCTTAAAGGGCAAAAACCTCAATATCTATATTAACCGTGGCAATACCTACAACCTTTTTGAGCAGGGCGTCATGGCTGACGGAACACATTTTGATCAACTTCTTGGGTTAGATTTGTTGGTCAATAATATTCAGATAGCTGTTTTAAACCTGCTGACCTCCGTCAATAAGGTGCCGCAGACCGAAGCGGGAATCACCCAGCTTTACAGTGTCATTTCGCAGGCGTGTCAGACAGCATTAACCAGTGATTTCATCGCTCCGGGCGTTTGGAATGGCCCACCACTCTTGACACTGAATACCGGCGACATGCTTTCACAAGGATTCCTGGTACTATCGGATAGCATTGATTCGCAGAGCGAAATTGATCGTACGGCCCGCAAAGCTCCACCTATCTATGTGCCAATTAAACTGGCCGGAGCCGTTGAATTTGCGGTCGTCCAGGTCAATGTCAATTATTAAAGAAGGAGGTACAATCTCTTGAACACAACGGTTTATAGTTTCCTGGATTATCATGTCGTGATTAATCATCCATCAGTCGGGCAAGCGGTGCTATCAGGCGCAGGCATCGGCGAACTGACAGTCAGTATGGCAACAGAAAGAACTGCGCACGATGTGGCCGCTGATGGTTCTGTAATGGTCTCCAAGATCGGAGGCAGGAATGGCGTCGCAACGCTTAGTCTACAGCAAACCAGCTATGCACATCAGTGGTTGAAAAACTGGTACAAGTACCTAGAAGGGGCTCCGGCATCGGAATGGGCAAAAACTATCATCGTGGCCCGGTCAATTTTGGCAGGGGACACAATCACGATCTCCGGGGTATCTCCGCAGAAAATACCAGACAGATCGTTCCAGGCTGCAGGCCAAAAGGTGAGCTGGCCGTTAATGGCTGCGGATATTCAACAGGACTAGGAGGAGAGAAATATGGCGAAAAGGGAAGAGTTCAAAACGTGGGAGTTTGAAGGGCGGCGTTGGCGCATAGGCAAGTTTGATCCCATGACGGGGTCATATATTGTTTACAAGCTAATGTCCGAGCTGTTGCCGATGGGGATAGGGCAGCAAGCAGGAATCCCGGCACCTCCTGCAGGATCCAGTTCAATGAGCAAGGTAGACTTCTTCGATATGCAAAGAGATTGCCTAAGCGTCGTGGCAGAGATACTTCCAGCCGGAGTTGCTCCGGTTATGACACCCAATGGGTTTGGTGTTCAGGACTTGGATCACGATGCGCCGACCGTCTTGGCAATGACCATCCAGGTGCTGATTTGGAATGCTAAAGATTTTTTTACCGAAAGCCTCTTGAGTTCGTTCCAAGAGGAGTTCAAGAGTTTATTCCCGCCGAGTATGCTAACATCGATACCCGGATTTACGCCCCAGTCATCGTAGGAGATTGGAAACAATGCGAACTATGGGATGGTACGTATACCTTTGAAGATCTGTTGGATTGGTTCGAAATGAATGCCGTCAAGCAGGAGAATGAGCGCAGAGCGCAAGAAGCCGCTGAAGGGAGGAGAAACAATGGTTAACGTCATAAAATCTTACATGGTTAAGCTGGGCTATGATGTCGACATCCCCGAATCGGAGAAGTTTAAGGCCTCCCTTGCGAAAGCGGCCGAAGTGGTGGGAACATTCCGCAAGTCCTCCGTTATGGACTTTGCGCTTGTGGGAGCAGCGATTACAACCATGACCTCCCTCGCGGTGGGTGCGCTTTACAAGTACACGATCGGCGTGGCCAAAGTAGACATGGAGCATCAGCTCCTAGCCGCGCAGATGTGGATGAATGTCGAGAGTGCCACGGCCTTTAAGAACAGCTTGGACGCATTGGGGGTTTCTGTTCAGGATCTATATCTTAGTCCCGAATTAATGCAGAAATACATGGCATTGCGTCAAGAGTCTGCAGAACTAACCCCTCCTGGCGGATACGAAAATGCCATGAAGGGTGTGCGCGATCTGACGTTTGAATGGTCGCGATTCCAGCTTGAAATGTCGTATGGCTCCTACTGGATCGGATATTATCTGACCAAGTATATCCAGGGGCCACTAGGGGGAATAAACCTTAGTTTTAAGGGCATCAATGATTGGATTCAGAACAATATGTCTAAGTGGAGCGCAAAGATCGCAAGCGTTCTGGCAGGCGTCTATAAACTGCTTAGCGCGGGCGCGCTGGCTATTAAAACTATGTACGATTATCTGATTAAGCTCAGTCCTGCGGCCGCAGCGTTTTTAGCTGTGTTCGCGGCTGGCTGGATGGGACTACTCAATCCTATAACGCTGGTACTCGCTGGGATTGCGGGCATCCTCTTGCTGGTGGATGATTACTCCACGTGGAAGGCAGGAGGACTTTCAGAGTTCGGGGATACTTGGAAGGCATTGAGTGCCGACGGCTCTATTGGAAAACTTGGAGCATCAATAACCGATTTAGTCGCCAATCTGAATAAGTTGTTCGACTTTAATAGCGGGGGACAAACTGACGGGGTCAGTACATGGTTAACATCCTTGATTACGCTCACCAACGACTTGTTGATATTCTTTGATGACATCTTAAAGGTAATGAATAGTATAAAAAGCTTTGCCGAAGAGAATAAAGGGATATTTGGAGCTGGTACGGATTCTTCAGGAGTGTCGTATAATCCTACGGGGACCAATGGTGTATCCATACAACAAGTTAATCCCACTCCTGCGCCTCCTGCACTCAGCACGATGAGTCCGTGGCAAAAAACGTTGATGAATATCCGAAAGAGCTTGCTGCCACCAATGTTCTGGCAGGATAGCCCGGCAGATCAAACATCTATGGCTAACAGCCCTTGGCTAAATCCTGCGTCGGCAACAGCGTCGGCAGGCAAGACTACTACCAATGTGGCATACACCAATCACCAGGAGTTTTATATCTCAGGCAGCAATGATCCGGGGGCCGTGGGGAATGCAGTCGTTGATAAGACCGCTGCCGCTCAAACTCGAATGACTCAAGGGGTGGTGATGGCGGGCTAATGGCAACACAATCGGAGCTAATTCTAGTTAAGACCAACATCGGGGGCTTGTTTTTCGACGCTGTTCTGAGGTCAGAGCACACCAGCAGCCTAAACATTACTCAGCACCCAGTAGAAACTGGTGCAGCCATAACCGACTACGCCTATCGTAATCCAGAGCAATTAGTTATGGATATCAGCATGAGCGATGTAATTACCAAGATTAATCAGTCGTCTGATCAATTCGGCGGTGGTGATCAAAGTCGGTCCGTCAATGCCTATCAACTTTTAAAGGGCCTGCAAAACAACCGAGTTCCGGTGTCGGTCGTAACCAAACTAAACAATTATGACAATATGTTAATAGAGACCATCGTTAGTACCGATACCAAAGACACGCAGTTTGGGCTCAAGGCGACGGTTACGCTCAAGGAGATATTCATTGTTTATGTGACTACGGTCAAGATTTCGGCACGCCCACAGACCACGGATGGCACCAATGGAGGCAACGCGCAACCAATCGCGGCAACGCCCCAACTTGCGAGCGTACTCTATAGCTTGATGCACCCGGGAGCGCAGATGCTCAATGTTCAGTAAAGGAGGCTAATTATGGCACTCTATTCAGTTCCGGTTAAGAGCAGTCCCGACCAGCAATTTAACATAATTATGCCTCTTGCCGGCATCAATACGGCATTCAAGGTAAGGCTTCGCTATAACACGATCGCAGACTATTGGGTACTAACCCTTTCCGACAAGTCGGGGAACCTCATCGTAGACAGTCTGCCATTGGTGACAGGGGTTGCTTCGGCCGTTAATCTGTTCGGACAGTTTCAGCACTTAGGCATTGGCGGCATGGCAATAGTTAAGATGGGCAACAATAGCTTAGATTATCCCAACGACAGTACGCTGGGGACAGACTTCATGATGCTCTGGGGCGACTTCGCAGATTTTCAGGTGGTGAGCTAATATGGCCACTATCTATGACACACTGGTAAGTTGCGGAATTTCAAGCGGAGACGCTCAGGTTCTTGCGGCCATCAGTCAAGCAGAGAGTGGGGGGAATCCCAGTGCAGTAAATTATAGTGACCCTGAGACTTCGGTTGGGTTATTTCAGATCAACATTGGCGCGCATCATGACATGCTGACTAAGATGACCGGAACTACCGACGCCGCTTATTGGTCACAGTGGTTGATGGTTCCTAAAAATAATATCAACGCAGCCATTGCGGTATATCATTCGCAGGGCTTAGGTGCTTGGAGCACTTACAACAATGGTGCCTATCGGAGTTCTATGAGTGGAGGCCAAACCTACGAGGTTTCACGGGGCTCAAATAGCCCTGCACCAACGATCACTCCCGGAATTGGTGGCGATGTTGGCGAACTGGCTAATTTGCCAAATACTGATTATCAGATTGTGCCAGACAGTCAGGTCAAGGGGGGTGCGCTGTATGGTCGTAAGTGGCGAGTATTTGTAGCTGATAAAGATACTGGGGAGACTGCAATTGATGTCTCAGATTTGCACATAACTTTTAAGATTTATAAACTGCTGATAATGCAGCCATTGTTTTCGCAGATCGTTATCTACAATCTGTCGCCAAATACCGAGAATGCTATTATCCAGGAAGGCTACCGGGTGGTTGTTGATGCAGGCTACGAGGGCGGACAATATGGCACGATATTTGATGGCAATGTAACGCAGGTAATCAGAGAAAAGGAGAACGGCAACACATACAAGCTAACGCTCCTGGCCATGGATAACGATGAGTTTATGGTATACGGCACGGCTAACTTTGCGGTTACTCGTGGCGAAAACGCTCGGTCGGACATTGCCAAGCTAATCAATGGATCCACGATATCTTCTAATATTGGCTCCGTCAGCGATAGTTTGAGCGAGAATACCCGCACCCGGGGCAAGGTGTTCTTCGGAAAAGCCTGGGATTACCTACAACAGATCGCAGATGGTAACAATGCGTTCTTGAGTTCTAATAGTGGGGCAATAGACATTATAAAATTAACTGACCTGCCCGAAAATGAAGTCTACGAGCTAAATTCGGAAACTGGTATGATCGGCGTTCCGACGCAAACAGATTATGGGGCAACCATAAAGATGCTCATGAATCCAAGATTAAAAATAAAAGACTTGGTTCATACTGATAATAGCCAGATTGTTAATCAGGCGTTCACAAGCCCGGGATCCCCAATATATCTATTGGATCAAAGCGGAATGTATCGAGTAATACAACTAACTTACACAGGGGACACTCGCGGGAATGACTGGTATCTCGAAATTTTGACGGTCAAGCAAAGTGGGACTGCGCCGGATATTCAGGCCACGCCGAATACAAGCGTACAATAGGAGGTGCATTTTATGCAGACCATAGGGGAGAGGATAAATAGCCAGCCGGAAATGCTGCGCCGGATGATGTCCAAGGGGAAAGCTGACATGCGGGTGGCTATGCCTGGTATCGTTGTAACCTTTGATTCCAACGAGCAGACTGTTTCGGTCTTGCTTGCGCTGCGGGAAAAGTTGCGGGACAAGGATGGCAATGTGACCGATGTGGCCATGCCGGTCCTCCCCGACGTTCCCATTGTGTTCCCGCGTGCAGGAGGCTTCGCACTGACGATGCCGATCGCTCCCGGGGATGAGTGCTTGGTTGTATTTAGCGATATGTGCATTGACTCTTGGTGGGCCAGTGGGGGCATACAAAACCAACTTGAACTTCGTCGGCATGACTTGAGTGATGCATTTGCAATCATGGGTTGCTGGAGCCAGCCCAACTTGATTCCTAATTACAATCTATCGGCAGCAGAGTTGCGAACACTGGATGGACAAACTAAAATAGCAATCCAGCCAGGAACCATTGACATAACCTGCCAAACGGCCAATATAAGTGCTGATTCGGTTAATCTTGCTGGTGGGGGGGCTGCGATAGCTCGGGTGGGAGATTCTATTACTGCTACAGGGAATGATCCTCAGGGTGGCACAGTAACAGTAAATGGCACAATAACATCTGGTAGTAGCAAAGTACAGGCGGGGTGATAAATTTGATTTACCGAGCACTTGACGGCAATGGTGATTTTACAATGGGCAAAACGGCAAAGACCTATGTTTCCGGAGTATATGCCGTGGCTCAGGCCGTTCAAACCAGATTGCTTCTGCTCCAAGGGGAATGGTGGGAAGACACCGCCGATGGACTTCCGTTGTTTCAACAGATTCTGAACCAACCAGGCAGCGATAAGCAGTTAAGCGCAATCGATCTCCTGATTAAGGATCGCATATTGGGGACTGCCGGCGTTCGGAATATCGCCAGCTACAACCGAACCTATGTAAACCGCCGGTATTCTTTCGACTGTATCATCAACACCATATATGGACAAACGTCAGTAGTATCAACATTGGGGGTATCATAATGGCCTATGCAGCACCGGCAATAACAAGCGCGGGAATGTCGATCCCAACCTACTCGGATATATTGGCCGATCTACTGGCGCAAGCGCAATCTGTTTTTGGCCCCGACATCTACCTGGGCAACGACAGCCAGGATTATCAATTTATAAGTATCGTGGCATTAAAAATATCAGATGCGATGCAACTCGCTCAGATGGTTTATAACAACAGTGCACCGGGTACCGCAATCGGAGTCGGGCAGGATTTACTCTATAAATGTAATGGTTTGGTGCGCAATGTGGCTACATACAGCACCTGTCTATTGACGTTGACCGGCACACCAGGTACAGCACTCCCCAATAGCTGGGTTCAGGATATAAACGGATACCAGTGGTCCATCCCGGCCACGGTCATAGGCTCGGGCGGCACAGCACAGGCATTGGCGACCTGTTGTTCATATCCGGGGCCAATCAGCGCAACCATTGGTGACATAAGCATTATCGTGACTCCCACCATGGGGTGGTTTTCCGTAACCAATGCCGGCGCAGTTCCTTCGGCAACGGGGTGGCTGGGAGTTAGCACCGAGTCTGATTCGGTGTTCAGGGCACGACAGGCCTTCAGCACCGCGCAGCCCAGCCTAACTGTTTTGGATGGTACCAAGGGAGCAATTGCGGCGATCGAAGGAGTAACCCGGTTTATCGTCTATGAAAATGATACGGGATCTGCTGACGTGAACTCTCAACCTGCACATAGTATTGCGGCTGTGGTAGAGGGCGGTGACAGCGCGGCTATTGCCACTGCCATTTTTAATAAAAAAGGTCCCGGGTGTTCTACTATTGGAACTACCACAATAAACAAAACTGACCAGTGGGATCAGGTTACTCCTATCAATTTCTATCGTCCAACCTACGATGATATTGATGTAGCGGTTTCGATAAAATCCTTAACCGGATATACGACCGCTACAACGGCGGCAATCAAGGCGGCTCTGGTTTCATACCTAAACAGTCTCCGAATTGGGGACGACTTGTCTGTATCCTCTTTGTGGGGCGCGGCCCTGTCGGTTCAAGAATTAACTCGTCCGGTGTTTAGCATCACGGGCCTGACTGCTTGTTTACATGGCGGCTCGCCAGGGACCAGCGACATTCCAGTGGTTTATAATGCGGTGGTGCGGGGCAATATTGGCTACATTACGATTACAGTGTCTTAGGAGGAGTGCCAAGTGTCAAATAACAATGTTCAACAATATATTGATCTTGTAACGTCTGAGCATTCCAACAAGCCTAATTTCATCGCGTGGCTGACAGCGAACATCTCCCTAATTGACGATCTATCCTCAATGCTTGATGTATTCTCGGCAGCATTTGATCTCGATACGGCCACGGGCACACAGCTTGATATTCTGGGTGAAGTGATCGGAGTAGCGAGGGAGGTGCCATGGCAACCCTCCGGGAGTGTCTCTCCTATCATGGATGATGATCATCTTAGGCTGGCACTCAAGGCTCGGATCGCCATCAACCAATGGGACGGCACAATCGCCCAGATATTTGCTATTTGGGACAATTTGCTACCGACCATTTATTTGACATTGCACGAGAACCAAGACATGACCATGGATGCCCTGATAATCGGCATGACGGACAGCATGTCCCAGGATTTGGTGGCCCATGGGTACATTGTTCCTAAACCCGAGGGCGTCCACATAAACTATGCTTTCCCCCAAAACATAATTTTTTCATACGGCTTGGAAAACAGTGTTTTTGGTGGATATGGGGAAGGTTACTGG